AGTAGCGACCCGTGCTATTCTATATCCTGCAAAAGACCGCCGGACACACGGGCAACGCCGTGGCAATTCCGAGCGGCTGACCAGAGGAAAAACGAATAACAACCGACGGCAAGAGGCCGACGGGCGAACCAACGCCCGCCGGTCTCTTTTTGCATATTCAGGAGGTGACAACAACGGCAAAGGCAACCATCACCATGCAGGTCGAAAACTTCCAAAAGCTCATGGACACCGTCGCGCAGATCGACGAGCAGGGCCGCAAGGCCGTGAAGGCCACCGTCCGCGACGTCAAGGCCAGAGCGCCGAGCTGGATCGCTCAGGAAGTCACATCGGTCTACAACATCAAGAAGGGCGAGATCACCCCGTCCGGCAAGAACAGCAGCAAGCCGAAGAAGATGGCGGGCAGCGTCAGCGTCTCAGGTGAGACCATCGAGGAGCTGACCATCACCTATTCCGGCCGGCTGCTCACTCCCGTGCACTTCGGCATGACGCCCAAGACCGCACCGCCGGGCAAGAGCTACACGCTGCGGATGCAGGTGGTCAAGGGGCAGAAGAAGGTCATCGGCCGCTACCTGAACACCCGCACCCCGGGCGGCCCGTACTCCGAGCGATCGCACAATATCCTCATGGGGACGGGCAACACCAAGGCCGGCGGCGTCAGCGCCATTCCATTCCAGCGAATGAGCAGGACGCGCACCGACATCAAGAAGTTCACCACCATCTCGGTGCCCTCCATGATAACCAGCGAGCGCACCAATGAGAAGATAATGACCCGACTCCAAGAGGAGACGGCCAAGCGCCTCCAGCACAACCTCGACCGAGCCCTCGGGAAATAGCCCACAGCGGCGCATAGGGCGTCCCACCAAGACGCCCGACACCGAGCCCACCAAACACACCAGACGCGCACAGAGCGCAGCACAGCGCCTCGTAGACGCCTCCACGCGCGCACCGACGCGCCGAAGGTACTGTGACGCGCCTCTCTGGCCTGCGGTGCTGGCGAGCCCAAAAAACGCGCAGCCGGGGAAAATTTTTTTCGGGCCGTTTCGTTTCGCCCGAGCGGCAGAAAGGAGGGAACGCCATGCCGAACCCAACCAACAACAAGCTCGTCGACAGCAAGACCATCGCGGCCCTGTTCGACATGACGCCCCGCCGAGTGCAGCAGCTCACCAAGGATGGCGTCATCGCCGCGGTCAAGGAAGGCAACGCCAACCGCTATGACCTGCTGCCGACGATCCAGAGGTACATCCGATACCTGACGGCCAAGGCCAACGGCCGGGAGCCGTCGAAGAAGGACAGCGAGATCGAGGGCCGACGTCTGGAGGCTGAGGCTGACCTCAAGCGCAGCAAGGCCGACGTGGCCGCCCTCCAACTCAAAAAGCTCGAGGGCACCATGCACCGCAGCGAGGACGTCGTAGCAGTTCAATCATCGAATGGGACGGTCGAGATCATCCGGGCCGAGGCCAACCGGCGCGACTCGGAGCCACCAACACCGGCAGCAGCTCCGGCAGTCAGACATCCGGCAGCACCGACGATAGCCTGAGGGTCGGCAACGGCAGCCCCGCAGGCCCGCAGGGCATCATACACAGGCAACCGGCGCGGATCGCTGAAGCTGCCACCCTTTTCCTGACGATTCACCGCGTAGGCGTAAAGCTCGGCCCGGGCCGCGCCCTGCAACTGGCCGACCATAACCCCGAGCAGAGCCTTCGCACCGACAAAGCGAGAAAACTTAACACCGCAGGCGTGCGCGTACCGAGATAAGCCCGGATCCGGCGCCTCCTCGTCCTCGTCCGCGATCCTGCTGATGATCGCGCTGACGTCGTCCTTGCATACGCCATCCGGGATCATGACCTCGAACTCGAGCGCATAGTCCATCTGCCGGTCGGTCGGCGGGATCTGCTGCTCCACCTGAACGGTCAGCGGATCCACGAGGCCGTCGGCCGCTGCACGCGAAGTAGAAAAACGACCGGCAGACGAACAAAAACGAGGCACAAACAACATAAGGACAACCGGCGGTCGACCGCAGTACATCCGAAAAAACACAAAGCGGCCAGAATTGAGCTGTTTCCTCGCTGTACCTGCACAAATTAGGACAGCCTTCGGGAGTCCCGGAGGCTGTCCTTGCGTCGGCGTGGGTATGGTGGATTAGAAGTCGTAGACCTCAATGATAAAGTAAATCGTGCCGGTATAGGTGCCAGCAGTATGGCACTCACTGGCCGTGGAGACTCTGACCGAGCCGAACAAATCCGGCGTTGTTCCGTGCGTCGAGTTGAAAACGGCGACTGAAGCATTTTGCTGGCTGGTGATAGTCTCCCAGTATGCTGTCGAAGCATATCCCTTCGAGATCATGCAGGGAATACGAAGCGCGGCATTCTCGGTGTTACTGAGATAGAAGTAGCCGTCCGGCGCGAATGTGCGGTCGTAATCGACCATAACGTGAAGCTCCTGCCTGCTGTCAAGCTCCATTTTCGAGGCTGTGATCTCAAAGGAGTCGCCGGTGTCAAGCGATAGTGTCGCCGGTATACTGATTTCATAGGAGGGAACGTTCACAGGGTACGGATCTGGATCGGAGTCGGAGCTTGAGCCGCTATCTGGCTGTGCTTCGATGGTTTTAGTGACGACCGTGTTACCCGCCTCTGTACTGGCTGCTGACGCGGGAGCGGTCAGAGCTGCCAGCATGGCAAGGCACAGGGCGAGGGAGAGGACTTTCTTTTTCATGGCAATACCTCCAAAGTAAAGGACGACTCTGCTCCGTTTAGTTCCTGCGGCACATCTTCGAGTGTGTAGCATGAATAGCGGAGCACAGCCTTTTCATAGATTGCTGGATCGAGAGGATCCGAGATCTCGATCGCGTCAATCGACTCACCCGGCAGGAGCTCGTTGGAGCGATAGATCTCTTTCCCCGAAGGGAGCACGATTGAAACAATAAATGCGCAGTCATTTCCGGCGGGATTGTAGAGTATAACCGGCTGTTCCTTCTGCCCAGCCTTGAAACTCATACGCTCATAGCCCGGAACGGTTATAGCCCCCACGGCGCCGACTGTAATGCCCTCGGGCATCTCTGATGGCGTAGCGTGTGGCGCTCCGATTGTCATATATTCGGAACGCTGGCCAACTGTGTAGCCAACTACTCCTCCGGCAATAGAGACCGCGCAGATCGCTGCAATAATTGCGATGGCCTTGTTTTTTCTCATGGTGTACCTCCTTCACGCCGACGCAAGGCTCATTTTACGCCGGTAGTATCTTCAGTTACAGGCAAAGCAGGTAGAGCCTCGGCCTTTTTCCACCGCCGGATCGTGGAATCGTCAGCTGGGCAACTTTCGCCATCTCCGATCTGGACGTCGCGGATCGTCTCGGCCTCATAGTGGCGCCGCGGGGCCATGAAGTCCGGGAGCTCGAGGTGAAAGCTCTGACAGGCTGGGCACCGCCATCGACGCAGCAGATACCAGTGAGACACGCCAGCCGAGTCTATCGCATGACGCCGTCTGATCCCATGGCCGCACATGATAGCCCCACAAACAGGACAGCGCGGCACTTCTGAGCTCAGGATCGCATAGGCATCCCGCTCGGCGTCGTATGTAACAGCGTAGTGCTTCGTCACGATCACACAGCCACCTCCCGGATCGGGAGGCCGCCGGCGTACAGAGTGAGGCACTGTGCAGCAGTGGGCTCCTCATTTTCTCCGGGATCTCCGGCGTCGCTGTCTCGCGCCGATATACTTTCCGTTCCAGATACGGCCGTCCTCTGGCTTCGGAGCGTCGTCCGGGATCAGCCAAATACCGCCGATCTTTCCGGCCCCGGGGACTCGGCCCTGCTTGCAGAGCTGACTGACCCACATAGAGCTCACACCCCACCGCTTGCCGGCTTCCTTCGTCGTTTCGTACCCTCTCCAGCTCATAGCTGCACCCCCGTCTCAATACTCGTCAGGGAGAAGGACGGTCGTGGCAGCTCTCTGGCCGTTGTCATCTGCTGCTTCAGTGATGATCCAGATCTTCCCGCCCTGCTTCGTGGTATACGCACCCATGAGCCGGGCGCCAGTCCTGAGCGCCGCCTCGTTGAGCTGCATATCCTCGGGGCAGAGATCGCCCCAGTCGCCGAGCTGGTACCTGCGAAGGCACTCGAGGATCTCTGACAAGAAGCCGACGTCATCGCGGGCGGCCTGAGCGATCCCTGCCGTGATGAAAAGCGGCCCGAAGTCCATTGACAGCGCCTCCCTTTGCTTTGATGACTTAATCATAGCGCCGAGATCCTAAAAGGAACAGGCAAACTGGGTAGAGCACATAGGGCGTAAATAGCCCCGCCTCTCAATTTGAGGGGCGGGGCTATTTATTCAGATGCTGCCCAGTATTTCAGAGACTGAGCTCTATGGTGACGATCCTGCGAGTCTCTGGATCGGCGTGATGCAGCCGATGACGGAGTTCCTCGCGGGCTTCGATATGTAGCTCAAGGTCGTATGACGAGGCCAGACAGTCAGCCAGCTCACGGGTATCATCACAATCATCATAAAGCAGCGGATCGTTTAGGCTTACCGTGAAAGCGTTCCGCTTCTGAGCGGTCTGGCGACGTACTTCTGCAACGGCAGCACAATCAAGTACACGCACGGCGAAATCCGAAAATGCTCCGTAGCCTCCCCAGTTCCGCAGCGCCTCCCCGAAAGCGACGAGCATGATACTTAGTGCCTCATCAAAATCGCAGCCCATCACATGGCTCTTTTTGTGAGCGATAGATCGAACAAGAGGGAGGTATTTTTCAGCAAGTTCAGCAAGCTCCGAGGATGGAACATTTCGGCGGGCTTTCATTTTTTGCCCATATTCCGCTTTTTTCTGGAGGTAATCGGGAAACAGATTTTCGGGCCGCTCTTTCAAAATGGCAGCGATGGCCTCGGCAGAAGAACGAGCGACGCTACGCGATTCCTTGCCGGACTCGATGCGGAACACCGCGTTCTTACAGAGTCCTGCCGCAAAAGAAACCTCAGTTTGATGCATTTTTGCGGAGATCCGCGACTTTTTAATCGCTGCCGGATCTGGTGTGACTAAAAAGCTCCGATCTTCCGGTATAGTGTACGAGCCACTCCAGCACGGCGCTTTTTGGCGCTCGGCCTTCTCAGCAACTCGTCCGTAATTCGGAAAAAGCACACCGGGCACGGCGCTGAGCTTGCTGGCAATACCCTGTGCCTCAGAAAGTGAGTAGCGCACATTTTCACAGATATTAGGGAAAGAAACGCCAGCGGCTTCGGCCGCGCTTCGAACAGCATCGGGATCAACGACGACCGCATAGGCTTGTAGATTTTCAGCATCCACCCTTTCGGCTTCCGCTGCGTCGTGTGCAGCCTTCGCCGACATAAACATGGGGAAGATCACCTCGGGATCCGTTTGCAGTACAACAGCGATTGCCTCGGCGCTCTCGACCTTTGTCCGCGGATATTTACCGTTCTCTAAGTTCTGGTATCGGATCTTTGACATTCCAATGCGCTCCGCTATCTCTCGCTGAGAATACCCCGAAGAGCATCTCGCGCATCTCAGTGCATCCAGATCGGCAGTAACGTAGTAGTTCATGTTTTCCTCCTTTTCTCTACATAACCACGCAAGGCAAACCGAGTAGAAAGTGGCCCGTTCTGGCCTTTTTGCGCGGTGCTCGTTTGGTGCTTGTTTGGTGCTTATGAACACCAGACCAGACTTTCGCACCTATTCGTAGACTTTGAGGAAAACGCCGCAAACCCGCATGAAATCAGGCTTCTCGTGTGTAGCCGCTTGTAGACTTTTCGAGCGGATTATAATTCGTAATCAGCAGGTCGAAGTAGACTGCAAAGCCCGCAAACCCGCATGAAGTCAGCGTTTTCCCGTTTGCCTCTCGGATCGTTCAAGTCAGTTTGGTGTTTATTTGGTGCTTATTCTCAAAAACAAGGCTTTTGCCTTCGTTGTGCTGGTATAGCTCAGTTGGTAGAGCGACGCACTCGTAATGCGTAGGTCGCCGGTTCGAGTCCGGCTTCCAGCTCCAAGCCCTCGCCTTTTGGCGGGGGCTTTTTCTTTTCCTCGCGGGAGCAGCTGCGCCTCTGCTCATGCTGTGCCCCTCCGCTTTTTAGTCAGCTCTGTGATCTGAGTTCCCACAGTCGGAGCTACGACATCGGCAAACTTCTCCGAGATCTGCGCCGCCTTCTCATCGGCTGATGCTATGACGTGGGAGTATATGTTTGCCGTGGTGCTGACCTGAGCGTGGCCCAACCTGCGAGAGATCACGACGAGCGGAGTGCCGTCGGCGATCATCAGGCTCGCATAAGTGTGGCGCAGGCTGTGAATGTGGACATCGGGCAGCCCGATCCGCTTCACAAAAGCGGAAAACCACTTCGTCAAGGAGTCGGGGAACACCGGGGCGCCGTCGTCTCCAGTGAATACGCGGCCAGCCGTGTCTTTCCAGTAGTCTCCGCAGGCATCGCGCTGATCGTCCTGCCATCGCTTATACTCGAGAAGCATCGAGAAGGCGGTCGGTGAGAGCTTCAGCGGCCGTGCCGATGTGGCATTCTTCGGTGTGTCAACATAGACGCCGGCGCCGGGCGCATAGTTCAGAGTGTTCACGATCGTGATCGTCTGGTTTTCAAAGTCCACATCTCGCCAGCGAAGGCCGAGCAGCTCGCCACGGCGCAGGCCAGAGAGCAGGTCGAAGGTTATCATCGCCCTGTACTTGATGGGCTCCTTGTGCAAGAGCATCAGCAGCTCGCGAGTCTCTGCCTCGTCCAGATATGCCGCCTCGTGCTTCGGCATCTTCGGCAGTTCGGCGTTGACGGCCGGATTATAGGGGATGTAGCCCCATTTGACCGCCTTCCCGAGGCACGAGCTGATGATCCGATGGTAGGAACGGACAGTATTGGAAGACAGCAGCCGATCGGGTTGCTCCAGCCTAAAGGCATCCGAGAGCTTCAGGCCGAGCTCCGCGCTGATCGCCATGGCCGTTTCCTTGCTGACCCTCTTACCGGAGATGGCGATCCGCAGCGTGTTCCCCGCGACTCCGGCCGCCTTCCCGAAGGCCGTCCGCGTGACACCTGCCTGCTTAATGGCCTCGCCGATGTCGATCTTGCTGGTGTACTTCAGGTCGGCCCGAATCCCGGTCTCCTCGAGGTTTCTGTAAAACTCGTTGAGATGGCCGGTGCGCAGATCTTTGAGCTTGATGTGGCCTATGGCCTGATTGATCCGCTCGAGGCTTTTCTCGTAGCCCGTGTATGTCTTGATCTTGAGCTGCTTCTGAGCGAAGTCCTTCATCCAGATTGCGGCGAAGTCCTCGAACCGGATGTTTCCGTCCTTCGTAGTGCCGGAGTTTACCCGCTCCTCGAATAATACCTTCTGGCGCTCCAGCTCCTTCGCAATCTGACGGGGAGTCATCCCGACCGGCGGCGTCCATGTGGTGTGCTTGCGGATCTGCTTGCCGGAGATGTCGTAGCCGCACGAGGCCGTGATCTTATAGCTATCTCCTCGTTTTACTGCTGTTGCCATGGCGTTCCCCTCCTTTTGCTGGCTTCGTGGATGTACTGAGGGCGGCAGCCGCTGTCAGCTCCTCGCATAGCTCATCCAGCGCTCTGTCGAGCAACTTCCTTTTATAGCTGGTGAGCATCTCCAGAGCGACACAATCGGCCGAGGCGCTCCTGTTCAGATGGTCGGCCATCGGCAGTAGCTCGGCAAGATCCTCGGGCTCAGGGCTGCACGCCATGATATAGGCACGAAGATCCTCGAAAAACTCTGTTGCGGCCGACGCCGACAGCACTGAGCTGACGGTCTCCAAAAGTGCGACGTCAGAACACCGCAAAAATGCGCGAGCGTTTTCGGAGAGCCTGATGGCTGAATCTCCGACCTGCTCCTGATCTGGCGTCATCCCGAAAAGATAGTCGATGCTAACATGGAAGAAGCGAGCAAAGGCTGCAATCATTTCCATACCGGGCTCGCGTGCCCCTGTTTCGTATGCCGCGAGCGACGCCTGAGAGATCGGCAGCTCCGGCCGGGCCGCGAGCTCGCTCTGCGTCATGTGCCGCGCTTTTCTGAGCTCCCGGATTTTTCTGCCGATGCTCTGCTTCAGCTCCGGCTCGTCGGAGATCTCCACGGGCTCGCCGTCATCGTCAATCTCGCCGTTGTTGAGCTGTCGCTCCACTTCGGCGATCTCCTCGAAGCTGGCCGCCGTAGTGCGCCCCTCGACGATCTCCCGGGCCTTTGCATAGTTCCCGAGGCAGCAGGCTTCAGCGGCCTCGAGTGTGTCGAGCCCATCGTACTCCGGGGAGCTGTTTGCTATACCGAAATCGCGGATGTCACTCGAGAAAAACACGTAGAAGCTGCCCGCCTTGTACCCATACTTGTCGACGTCGCGGGGGCTTGCTTCAAAAATTGAGTAGCCGTTCAGACTTTTCACCTTTTTCATGATGTCCCTCCTTTGTTGTCGGCCGTTTTGCTTTCTTTTGACAGTATAGCGCAATTATCCGTTTTCGTCAACAACAAAGTCAAATTTTTAGTTGACAGCGTCAAAACTTTGTGCTACCATAAGCTCAGGCTTGAAAGGGCCAAACATAAAGGCCGGCGGGCGACCGGCTGGAAGGCAAAAGGCAGAGACCACGGCCGGCGAATAAAAAAACCGAGCCCATAGCTCTGATACTGCCAGACCCCACCAACTCGCTGCAATATCCGGGAGAAGGTGCCCCACAAGAACCACCCGACGCCGCTGAGCAGACGACTCTATCCCAGACAAGGGAGAGGAGCGTCCGCTCGGCGGCTTTTTCTGTTCCTCTCCAAAATCAGACGAAAGGAGCAGAACATGGTAAAGGGAAAAATCGAGGCTATTAAGGCCGCACGCCTCGAGAGAGGCTGGTCGCTGTCTGAACTTGCCAAGCAGGTCAATATGACAAAGGAGACCGTTGCGCGAATCGAGCGGGGGTGTTCCGCATATCCGGCAACAGCAAAGAAGGTGGCCGATGCACTCGGCAGACCCGTCGCCGAGCTGTTTGCCATATCGTAAGGGAGGCGGGGCAGCATGAACACGATGACAGCCGAGCGCCCCCCTGCAAAGGCGCCGCGCATGAGATACCCGGAGCAGGCTCTCGCCGAGCTCAAGTCGGAGGATCCTAACACGCCGGTCACAGTTTACATGATCCGCAGGCTGGTCGCTGCCGGCACGATCCCCTCAATCAGAATGGGCCGCCGGCGGCTACTTAACTACGACTCGCTACTGGAGTACCTCGCGCATCCTGTTTCTAAGGAGACCGAGGCGCAGACGACCGGAATCCGCAGGATAGGCGTTTGATAGCCGGCGACTTCACGGAGAAAGGAGGCGATGCTATGGCGTGGATTGAAAGCCACCAAGAGTTATGGCGGCACCCCAAAACGAAAAAACTTGCCCGGCTGCTGGCGGTATCAGTTCCAACCGCGATAGGGCACCTTCACGGAATCTGGTACTGGGCCCTCGACTTTGCGCAGGATGGAGACCTTCGCCGATACGATCCCGAGGAAATTGCTGACGCTGCTCTGTGGGAGGGAGAACCTGGGCGGTTCATCGAGGCTCTCGTGGCGGCTGGCTACCTCGACCAAACCGACAACGGTCTCGCGATTCATGACTGGTATGATTATGCCGGCCGACTGATAGAGCAACGCGAAGCACGCAGAGAGCAAGACAGGGTCCGGAAGCAGAGGCAGCGGGAGAGGAAAAAGGTCGAGGCGCACGATGGTCACGGAGAAGTCACGGAGGAGTCCCGCGTGACTCCGGGCAACGTCACGCTCCTACCGTACCCAACCAAACCAAACCAGACAGAACAGGACAATACAGAGACCACTACTCCCCCTTCCCCCTCTGACGAGGGGAGTGACGGCGGCACGAAGTCGCTCGTCGAGGCCAGATTTCTCGAGTTCTGGAAAGCCTACCCGAAAAAGACCGGCAAGCAGTACGCTCTGAAGGCGTGGAACAAGATCAAGCCCACCGCTGAGCTCCACGAGAGGATCATGCAGGCGGTCGACGCTCAGAAGCGGAGCGACCAGTGGCGCCGGGAGAACGGGCGCTACATACCGAACCCGAGCACATGGCTCAACGGCGGCTACTGGGACAACGAGGAGGTGAACGAAGGTGCAGAAAATCAGCGAGATCCTGAACAGTCCGTCAGCTCCGGCCGAGACTGGGGCAAGGGCTTCAAGCCGGCTGATGATGAGCATGTATAACGAGCTGACACAGTGGGCAAATGACGCGATAAACGCCGATAGCTGGAGGATTAACCCGAATCTGGCGTTTCCTTCAGAGAGCGAGGAGATGCTTCTCGCCCTTATTGATGAGAACAACCGGCGGCTCCGAGACGTCCAGCAACGGGCAGCGACCACCGTGATAGAGAAATCCCTGAAGCGGCATCAGCTCGAGACGCTGGAGATCATCGGCGCACACATCAAGCTCAGGGCCTCCACGGTCGGATCGGACGCCGGGAAGTTAATCGAGTGGCCGGACTGGAGCGACGCAGCCATCCGAGGCGCCAGCGTCCCGGTGTCGGAGATTGGCGGGCCGCGCGGGCACGGGATCCTGTTCCCGTCGATTAGTTGCAAGACGATCGGGCAGCCGAGCGTCGATCGGACGGTCATCGGCAAGGCCGGCACGGTCAACGGGAAGCCGGTCGTTCTCTGCCGATGCTCATGCGGCCGCCGCTTTCTTGCCCTCGAGCTCGATGTTGTCCACGGAGGAGCTGAGCGCTGCGGGCCAGACTGCCCGAACGGGAAATCAAAGCCTCCCGCGCACAAGCTCCTCAAGGTGTTCCGCAATATGCACGACCGATGCAGCAATTCACGGCACAAAAACTTTGACAGATACGGGGGCCGCGGGATCCACGTCTGCCCCGAGTGGAGCAGCTTCGACGCCTTCGCGAAGTGGGCTGCTGACAGTGGCTACGCTGAAGGCTTAACCATAGACCGCATAGACAACGACGGAGACTACACCCCGGAAAACTGCCGATGGGCTACCAGATCGGAGCAGAACAACAACCGAAGTACCTGCATCACGGTCGAATACGCCGGGAAGAAAATGCCCCTGAAGCAGGCAGCAGAGGCGGCCGGCCTCCCATATCAGGCACTACGGCAGCGCTATCGGGCCAAGGGGGAGCGGGATCTGTTCAGGCCGATACGGCAACGGAAGGGGGTGAACAGAGAATGAGTTATTACCGTGTTTGTCCAGACTGCGGGAGCCACCTTGACCCCGGTGAGCGTTGCGACTGTAAAACTTTCGAGAAGCCAAGCAATCGCCGGCAGCTTATCCAGTGGGCCCGAGACTCCCCTCCTGCCCCCGCCTTCTGCACTACGATAGGAAAGCGGCAGAGTATGCCGACAAGAGTCAGAGCCAAAGCATAGAAAAACAGGACAAAAGCCAAAGGAGGCAACACCATGAGTATTATTAAAGTAAATATTCCCGGCGATGCGTGGGTTGACGCAAAAGCCGGCGAGAATGTCATCGCGAAACTCGGGTACGAGAGATTGAGCTGGATCCGAGTGGTCACGGAAAGGCCCGTCGACCTGACGATCAAAACGCAGACAGGTGATGACCGCCGCACGACCAGAAAAGAGCCCAGTTGCAACTGCTTCGCAACAGAAAAGAATGCGCAGTATTCTAACCCGTCCGGAACGTTCGGCAATATTACCGGCCTTGTGTTCGACGAAGATACCCGCGCGCGCATTTACTACCAAGGATAAGGAGGAGATACCATGCACGAATTGAGGAGACTGGAGCACATGAGCAAAGAGCAGCGCGAAGCGTACATTCTCGCCCTAAAGCCGCCGGCAACTGCCACCGAAGAGGAGCGTCAGCGCTTTGAGCTACTGCGCCAGATTGCCCTCGGCAGGAAGCTGACCGACGCAGAAAGGGCGGCTATTGACGCGGCCAGCCTCTACAAGCAAACGCAAAAAGGCACTCAAAATCGTCGATAAGGGGGCGACTGCATCATGAAAATGTCTGAAATCCAGCGCGGAGAGTGCTTTAGCTTTTCCGGCCTCAGATGGCTCGCTATTGAACCGACGGACAGAGGAACCTATGCTCTGCTGGACAGCGTGCCGGAGTTACTCAAGCGTCGGCCGTTTGCCAATCTCAGCACTCGCCGGGGAAAAGATCTTTCCATCTGGAAAAATAGCCTCGCCCGCTACGTGCTCCGGCACGCCTTCCTTCCGGAGCTTTTAAGTCGGAGTGAACAGCAACACGCAGAGCTTCTCGAGATGACTATAGACCTGACCGCCCTCGATGGCAGTGGCAGCTCGACCTCTGAGGACACCATCGCGCTCCTGAGCCTCAGCCAGTACCAGAAGCACTCAGACATTATAGGCGAGACTCACGCAGAGTTCTGGACGCTGACGAGGGCCAGCACAAAAAAACTTGACGAAATGCTCACAATCAAAAGCGACGGCACGGTCAGGGTAAATGCCGACCCCAAGCTCTCCGCATCCGAACTTCGTCCCGTCATCCTTCTGGCACCTGATTCTGAAATAGAGAAAGAAGGCCAGACGGAGGGCGCGCAAGCGTAAGGGGCAGAAATAGCATAGTGGAACGGAGGGCGGCCCAATCGCGGGCCCCTTCCTGTTCTGCTATCTTCCGAGGAGGTGAAGGGATGGGGCACGAAGAAACAGAAAAGAGCGTCGAGGAGATCGTCGACATGATAAAGAAGGGCGACCTCTCTCTGGCACCGAAGCTATACGAGCAAACCAAGGGGATCATCTGCTACGTAATTTGGCGAGAATGGCGGCGCGAACACATCAGACGCGGAGCCAAAGCACGCGGTATGGAAGTCGAAGATCTCCAGCAAGAGGGCTATTTCATGATGCTCCAATCCGCCCAGCTATATGACAGCAGCATCGGCGCGAATTTCAAGACATATCTGTTTGCCCATATCCGAGGACGACTCAAAGCCATGACCGCCTCCCGGAAAGTAGACGACGCCCGCAGCCTCTCCGAGCCCTTCGGTACTGGAGATGATACCAGCCCGCTGGAGGAAACTGTCGAGGATCCGGCCGCGCTCCGAGACTTCACCGCGATCGAGGAACGCGACTATCTTGAGCACCTTCGCTCGGACTTGGATGACAGTATCGAAGAACTCAGCAGCGAGCAGGCCAAAGTGATGCGCGGGAAGTACATTGAGAATCGGCTGGTGAAGGATCTCGCCTCCGACCTGAAGATTGCGGAGAAAAGGATCGCCCTCATAGAGGAGCAGGCCCTTCGAGAGCTCGAAAAAAGTGAGAGGCTCCAGATTTATCGCGAGGACATCATTTCACGGTACAGCCTGCGGGGTACATTCTCAGCCTTCAAAAACAGCAGGATGAGCGCCCCGGAGCTGGCAGTCATAAAACTTGACGAGCTGGAGCAAAAAGAGCTGCGACATCTTGAACGCAAAGAATGGGATGCTGAAGCGCACCGCCAAAAGCGGGCAGCATGGGCAGACGCAATCCTGAACACGAAAGGAAGGAAAGAACATGGCAAAAATCAATAAAATCGGCAGAGCGGCTCACCAGCTTCACAACCCCGCCCGGGATCTGCTCTATGAATACGCCGACATGCAACGGGAGCTTGACCTTCAGATCAACGAGGTGGAGGAGCTGGAGAGAATGGAGCCGGACAGATTACGCGACGAGCTGATCGCTCGCGTTCAAAAGAGGATTGAACGCGGCATCGAACGGGAGCAACTTCTCCGCAAAAAGGTCGACGCCATGCTGGCGGGGATTAAAATGCCGAAGCATCGCGAAGCCCTGACCCGCCGATACATCGACGGAGAGGGCTGGCCGGAGATACTCAAGGCTCTCGGAATACAAGAAAAGCGAAAAGCGATCGGCCTTCACAAGTGTGCGTTGGGCGCAGCAAACAGAAGCCTCGAAAGACTGGGGGAATCTTGCCGTGAATAAAAACCCGATATTTGTGACAAATGCCAGAGTTGCCGGTCATAGTTACCCGGCGCACGAACTCCTCGAAAGCTATGCCGTCGCGCTTTACGACCTCGATGTAAGCCGTGAGAGGCAGCTCCGGGCCGCCACATCTTCAACAGAGCAGGCCAACCGGGCGCGAAATGCGGGGCGGCTCCGGATCCTCGAGGAAAAAGAGAGAGATCTCCGGGAAAAGGCCGAGGCACTGATCTCGAAGTGCCAGACGCCGGATGAGCGGGAGATGCTGCGCATGAGATACTTGATGTTGATGGACTGGGCGACAATCGCCCGTGTACTCTATGGCGATAAACCGGGCTTCTACGATGGCAAAATGTACCGACAGCGCGCCCTCATGCTCCATAAAGACACCATGGTCTGGCTCGAGAAGGGGCTGCTGACAGAGGAGAAGCATGAAGATGAAAACACATGAGACGAAAAACTGGAGCGAGCTCGCGATGATTTTGACCGCACGGCTCCGGCTCCAGTATATCTGCACCGGAGCGGCCGATAAGCGGTGCGCTGCGTTCTTGATGGAGATCATGCAGCGCAGCGGAGAAGCGGATCCGGCGGCCGCACTTTCCTACATGGTCATGGCAGACAACGCCGCAGGCGACGACGTTCTCAGTATTGGACGGCCCTGTACGAGCGGGGGCGCATAACCGAGGATGGCGCCCTCGAAGCTGCTTGCCGGCATGGGATTTTTACCGAAAGTGAGGGGGCAATATGCTCGGAAGAATTGACGTAAAAGTTGCAGGTTTCACCGTCTATTCCAAAGAAATCGGATTTAAGAGCGTAGACCGGGCAATAAAAAATTTCACTGACAACAGCGAGAAGATCAAGTCCGTCGCTGATGGGAGTGCGTTCGATCCCGAAAAAATCGCCAAAAATGCAAAGTCCCGCGCGATCAGCTCCTTCCGCGCAAAATTGCCGAAGAGCTCCTTGAAGGTGTACGACGATTTAGTCGGGCTGAGCAAAAGCGTAAAAAAAGCCAGAAACGACACGATAAACGACTCCCGGCGAAGGATCCCCGGAAAACTGGCGACCATCGTCACGCAATACTACGGGATCAAAAAGAGCGAAATAATGCCCAACAAGGGCGCAAAGGCGGCAGCCAATATCTCGAACGCATACGAAAAGGGCATTGTTTACACTGGCAGGCTCTTGACGCCGACCCATTTCAAAATGAAGGCCAAAACGTCTGTTGTGCCATTCCAAAGGGCCGACGGATCGACCGGGCGCCGCAAAGTTCAAACTATCAGCGCCGAGATCATAAAGGGGCAGAGGAAAATACTCGGGAGCAGCCTATTCCTTGCAAAGTCTGGAGCTGCCGAGGGCACACCAATGATCCCGTTTCAGCGGAGAGGAAAGGCAAGGACGCCGATCGACGTCTTTAAGACCTTGAGCGTCCCACAAATGCTGACCGGAGATCTGGCACGGCCCGAGCTCGAGGCGTGCATCGTTGAGGTCGTGAACGAGAGATACACCCACAACCTCAACCGGCACATGAGCCGATACGTCAAGGGCAAGGTGGGGCTGTGAGCATGGAAGGAAACGATCGCATCATTCTGAAAAGCTGGGCCGAGCTGGCCATGGTTGTCACGATCGAGCTGAGAGCTCAAGCTGTTGAGGGGCAGCCAGTAGATGACAGCCGGTTTGCTTTTCTCTTGAGCTTGACAATATGCGCGGGCGCTGCCGGATCCGTCGAGGCGCTCCTCGCCTTTGTATTTGACGACGAGCTCGACGTCGAGGACGTGTGTGAGTTTTGGAGCCTGTTGCACGACGCCACCACTCTGAGCGAGGAGGACGCGGTAAAGATTGCCGAACAATACGGGATTTTGCAAAAAGGAGGAGAACATGAGCAAGAGAGTGAACCCTAAGAATAAGGGCTACGGCGACGCCGGCGCGAGCTGGCACAAGAAGGCGACCAAGGGCTTCAGAGCTATGAGCGGCAGCC